AACCTAAGTAATCATATGCCATGTGAAATCCTCAAAAGAAAATGTGAGGGGCGAGAACACTCCCGCCCACTCACGATACCTATTACTAGGCGAGGTTGTAAACAGCGTTGACAAGAGCCTCTGGACGCAGAATCTTGCGACCATAGAGATGCATGCCACGAACAATGTCAGCAAAGCTGTCAGGGTCACGGTATGTCTCAGTCTTGTTAATCTGTTCAGCAGTAGCAACCGCTGAGTCATGTCCAGCTACAATCACACCAAAGTTAGTAGCGTTAGTACCACCAGTAGTTGATGGACCAGTACCAAGGATTGGCAGGTTGTTAGACACGTACACACGGAAACCATGCAAGTTGTTCAGAATCAAACCATTCTGCAAGCCTGAACCACCGAAGTCAGCGTCAAGGAGACGTGACTCTTCGTCCATCAGGATTTCTTTCAGAACTGGATCAATTACAATCCAACGTCCACGGCTGTCAACATTTTGTTCGTCTAGCTTACGAGCCATACGTGCAATGATCTGCAGTGGGTTTGCTTCACCGGCAGTTGAAGGTACGCCAGAAGTACCGGCACGAGGCACGATACCAATTGACTGACCGGCAACACCAGCATTGAAGTCAGACGCATCCAGCTTGTTAGCTGCAAGCAATTCGTCTGTACCAGCAGCAGTGTTAGCTACAGTACCGTTAACAGTTGTGTTTACGGCATCTGCGTTTGCATGCAGTGCTGATTGTGCGTAACCTGACAGGTAGCCAAGAACATCTTGGTCATACTGGTCAGCCAGACGGTAAGCTGCACGATCACTTGCCAGAGACTGGAAGTTAACGTGGCTATGTGCCTCTTCAATGTCATCGACTTTAAAAGCGTAGTAGTTTGCTTTGTCGATGGTCAGCGAGAAGTCAGCATCGTCAATTGCCTGTGGCACGATTGTTGTACCACGCAGGTATGCTGAAACTGAAATCTCAGGTTCTTTAATGATCTTCACTGAATCGCCCATGTTAGCGATTTCACCAAAGTAGTCGGAATTAGTAATCCCTTCACAAACAGCGGCCTTGCGGAAAGCAAGTTGCACCTGTTTGGAGTAGATTACTGGTGAAAAATTTCCGTTTGGTAGGTTAGTCCAACCTACTGCACTTCCAAATGCCATTGTAATATCTCCTATTATTAGCATTGTTCACAGATGCAAACATTACAATTCTTAGCAGAGGCTGATTAACGTAGGGTGTACTGGGTACAAAGGTGGCCGCCGATGTACTTAGTAGGCCATGTTACTCAGGTAATCTTAAAGATTTTTGTCGTTTGCGGATTATAGGTGTAACCAAGTAGCGAACTGAGTTACACTTATCTGACTATAGTTATATCTATTATTAACTAATTGTCAACTCTTTTTTATTTAATTTATCTAGCTGAACCAGATACATCATAGACGAACTTACCACTACGGATAGCTTCCATGATTTCGTCAGCCCGTTTCTCGTATTCTTGAGGGGACATTTTCTGCACAGTAGACTCCTTAATGTAAGAAGCACTTTCCTCTTGTTGAGGCTTACTGCGTGTATTCTTTGTGCTTACAGACTTAGCTGCATCTTTGTCTGACTTAGCTTTCTTAGTGGTGAGACCCATATCAGCTTTGTACAAATCAATGGCTCGTGCTGCAGATCGTGCATCATTGTCGTTATCGTACAGTGCATCTTGTACCCACTTAGGCTGATCTTCAGCCCAGTTATGGAAGTCATCACTATCACGAATGTCATCGAAGTCAGGATGGATACGCATTAGTTCTGCTTCTGCTTTTTCTTTTGTGGCACTATTTTGCATCTCATCAATTGCTTTTAAGCGTTCTTCCAAAGCACTAGACTGTTCACGTGCCTTCTTCATTGCAATTGTTTCAACGATAGCTGCTACATCTGGGTAGTCTGCTGCCCATTGTTCAATGTCTTCATCAGACTTAGGTAGCTTCATTTCTTTTTTAGTTGCTTGTTCTAGCTGCCGTTTCATTGCATCTAGTTCAGCCTTAAACTCTTCAGCTTGTTTTTGCTGATGTCGGCGCAGGTCAGAGTAACGCTTTTTAAATGTCTTCTCTTCTGCGCTTGTAGGTTCAGCTTCTTCTTCTGCTTCTGCCCTACCTTCTTTAGCCTGCTTCTGCTGTTCAATGAGTTCAGCTAGTTCTGCTTCCTCACGCTCACGTTTTTCTTCATTAGTGTATTTACGATTAGCAAATGCAACTTTCTTTTCTGGTTGCATTTCTTCTGCCATAATTGTATCGTTCATTGTATTTCCTTTTGTTGGGGCCAACGTAGCCACACCTGTCGGGGGTGGGGGATGGGTAGGCCAACTGATTGTAAGATTTAATTAAGCCTCTTACGCAGCTTTCTTCAGGCCGTTTTTATACTGACCGTGTACGGTATAAACTTCACCTTTAGTGTATACATCGTAGCGGTCATCTGCTGTACCAATGTAAACTGTAGGTGTTACTTGTTCTACATATTCAAGTGACGTTACTTCTACACTATTGATGTAATCACCAAGTACCAAGTCTTCTGTACGTTTCCATGAACCATTAGCAAGTACAGGGTGGTCATTAGTAATCTTCAACTCGCCGTTGACTATGTAATAACCTTCACGCATATGCTTGTGCAGCACTTCTGTGACTACCGTGTTGTCTACAATATCGCCTACTTTTACGTTAGTTACAAAGTCTACTACACCGTTGAGTTTAACTTTCATGTCTTCAGTTAAACAGATAGGTGCAGCCATATCATCACCAGAACCAAAATCGTTGCCGCGATCGTTGTTATTGTCGTTGCCGCTATCGTAATCGTCAGGCTCTTCTGTGGACATACTTTCTGCGTATGCGGTCATAGCAGCATCAACGGCAGCTTTTTCTTGTGCAGACATTGCAGCACGTTCTGCGGCACTAACTGCACCTGTTCTATCTCTTGCGCCGATGTTAGTTCCAAATATTCCGCTGCCTTCTACCTTACCTCTGTCTCTACCCAGCGCATCTGTAATAGTCTGATCAAGAGACTTGCCTTGCGCAATTGAATCTTCAATCTCATCTTGCCGACCCATCTTAATGCTTTCAGCAAGATACTTAGCCCTGCCATAATCTAAAGTCTCACCAGCTAAAGAATTATTAATTTTAGAAAGTTGTGTGGTAATATCTGCAAGTTCTTTTCTGGATGTAACTTTATCTACTCCCGCACGTGACACTAAACTATTATATTGGTTTGCGTTCAATGCAATATTAAAGTCAAGAGTTTGCGCCCGTCCTAAACCCGTTTTAGTTCTTGGGTCTATGATATTACTAATTACTGCACCTTGTTTTCCAGATAGGCTTACAGGTTCGCCTACTTTACCGCCCGTAAGAGAATTAGCAAGACTACTTAGTCCAGTAAGACCAAATCCTTGAGCATCAGCTAGACTAAACCCAGTGAAAGATAAAGTGCCAGTAAATGGATTATCTACTAACCCAGCACGTTTACCAGTAGCTTTTGTGCCGCCAAATGCAATAGTTGCACCTGAAGGTTCGGTTTCATCGCTGTCTCTGCCACCATCATCTCTAGTTGTAGCAGTACCAACAGTAGTTGGTGTAGTCACAGCAGACTCAACCTGTTCTGATTTTAACGTGTAACCTTCTGGAATTGGGTCTAGCATTTCACCCGTTGATTTACTTTTTCGCAATTGGATAACCTGACCCGCTTCATTTACGTAATCCACCATTTCATAATCAACGCCAATTACACCTGCACCAATAGTTTCTTGGAATGTAGGTGTTACTGCTTGTACCGCAGTCGGCGTAAATGCAGTACCCGGAAGTTGTGTAGTGCCGGGCTGAATTGGTTGTGCAGATGCAGCTTGTACAGGTGCCGCAGCAGAAGCTGCTTGAATAGGTGCTTGTGCTTGACCTAGAGTACCTACAGGCTGACCTAGCGGATTAAACATAGTATTCTGTAACGGTGCAGCAAGTCCACCAACAGCAAACTCTTGCCTGCCATTATACTCGTCTTCATCTTCCATGTCAAGGTCATCAATATTAAACGGCAAGTTATCTGGCATAATAGCTTCTTCACTATTACCCATCTGACCCATATCTTCCATACGCTGTAAGCCCATCTTAGCTTCTTGGCGCATTTGCATAAGTTTCTCTAAACCAAAGTAACGCACTACGTCTGCAGGAAAAACAAATTCACCCTCACTAAGTTGGGCGGGAATGTCATCACGAACTTCTTCACGTAATGAACCAGACGGCACTTCATTGCCTGATTCTTCGTCTACCATGCCACCCTCATCCATGAGACCACCATCAGCAAACAATTCCATTTGTTGTTCCATATTTTTCATAGGTACTACTCCACCTTTTTCCATTTGTACTAAACCACCACGGTTTAATTTTTGTGTTGCTAAAAACAACATACGTTTTTTATCATTGTATCCCATCTCAGGAAGTACATCAAGTAACTCAACTTCTTTGCCCAATCCGGGAGCATCATATTCTTTTGGTGGTACAAGATTAGGTCTGTCGTACATGATATTTAACAGTTCTTTATCCGACAGACCGCGTGTTTCAGTTGCTGCTCTTGATAATGCTTCCTGTTTACCCGTATTATCCGGGATATTATCTAGTAAATCTGCTAAAACTACTAAGTTCTTTTTTTGTTCGCCTTCAGGTAATGCACGTGCAGCAAGTTCTAGTTTGTTTACAAACACTCTATCGTTAGATAAAGTTTCAATATAAGAATCGTAAGTCCCTCTAGCACCATACTGTTCGGTGTACTTAGCAAGAGACTGCGCATCCTTAAACATACTTTTTACTTCATTGTAGACTTTTTTTGCATTGCTTGGCTTTTCTAAATCTACTATGCTGTATTGCATAACTTTATCTTGTTGTTCAAAGAGACGATTTACCAGTTGCTGCCCCTCACGAACACGTTCAGATAAAGATAGTTTGCCTGTATTACGAGTTGGTCCCGGCTCCACATCTGACCTAACTTGTTTCGTATCGTCAGAAAGTCTTTTTACATTTAGTTTTTCAGGTTGTTGTATAGCAATTTCGGATTCAAGATGCTGACTTTTTGGCAAGGATAAGGGAGAACCAAGCTGAGTCAATCTTTCGTTTAACTCATTTTGGTCATCCACAGAATAAAAATAGTTACCTCTGTCAGCTAATTTAGAATATTCTTCAGATGATAAATCGCGTTTAACAGATTTTGGTAAATCTGCATACACTATATTAGCAAGTATTCTGTTTGCAAATCCATGTTTATTAGAAACAAGAGGATCGCGTGACGTTGATAACGCTTTTAAGCCTCTCATTTCTAAATGCCTACCTGTTTGACTTTTGCCAAACATAGACTTATCCCCTTCAAAGGGTCTACGTCTTGAGTCTGTAAAACTACTTTTAGTGTAGGGGGCAAATCCTTGCATTTCTAATTGCTGTGCTTTTGTTTTATATAAAGGTATTTCGTAGTTTGAAAAACTAGACGCTTCAAATAATTTGCTATTATATTTATCAATAGCGGTTACTACATCTTTTCTAGCGACCCCTTTATTTGTAATAGGAATAGTATCTACTAAAGTAGCATCTGAATCGTCATATATTTTTAGGGACTTTCCGTCCTCAGACCTAACAAAATTAAAATCAACATATTCGCTGTAATAATTATCACCAGAACCAGCCATTTTTGCACCGATTATATAACCCGAACTAGTTTCTAATTTGTCAGGTTCTATGTGAGATTTTTGTGCTTTTTGTTTAGCTTTTTCAATAGCTTTTTTATTTTTTTCGTTTACTTCACGTAACTCTCCTGCAGTTAAGCCATCTTTTTTCTTTATTAGTTTAGGTTTTTTGTACTTAGATTCATCCAAAAACATATCACTTATTCTAACATCTTGCTGATCAAGAGTTTTTGTATAATCATCCATAGCTTTAGTATAGACAGATTTTGCTTCTTCTTGAATATCGTCAGTCATATTTGAAGCACCGTGAAACACTTTAGGTACGGGACGGTTAACGTCTTTTAAGAATTTTCTTCTTTCTCCTTTTTCAAGAGTTTTGGCAGAGTCAATCTGTGCCTGCCTTTTAGGGGTAATAAGATTATCTGTTTGTTTTTTTACGGAACTTTTAATAGCAGATTTAGTTACGTCTGTAGCTATCTTAGCACCGGGAATAAAACCTAAACCTGTAAGTACAGTAAACGCACCACCAAGGCCCATCTTCTTGAAGTCTTTTTCTTCATAACCTTGAGCCATAAGATTTTTTGCGTATTCTAAATCTTCCGGGGCTTCTATCGCACCTTTAACGCCACCCACAAAAGGTGTCATATCAGCAACTAAACCCGCTGCAGTTTTACCTGCATCAATCTGTTCTTGCGTTATTTCTTTTCGTGACCGTGTTTCAGCATCTTTAATATCTTGCTGAAGCATTGCTTTCATTTGTTCATCAAGAGCCATCTGTTTTAGCTATGTCCTCACGTAATCGTTTAATCCTACGCAATACATCTATAGCACCCTGTGCTTTATGTACCGTTACCATATTCTCAGATTGTTCTAGCACCTTATGATGCTGGTCTACCATGCTATCCAAATACTTACTGAAGTGGTCCCATTGGCGGCTGTTGCCCACCAACGGCTTCAGCTTGCTGAGTATTTCCTTGTCCATTCGCACTAAATCCTTGTTCACCCGGCACAGGAGCCTGTCCTACGCCTATTTGACCGCCGCCGCTACCAGAGGTGTCCATAGCGTTAGCACCCGCTGGTGCGCCTCCCATGGCCTGTTCTGGCCCCATCGGTTGTTGGAACCCTTTCATAATCTCTGCTTGTAGGGCAGCTTCGTCCATATTGTTGGTTACTTTGTCGGGGTCTAAGTCCATAGACTTTGCAATCTCACGGATTACATACTGGAACTTAGCAAAAGGTGCAAGTGCTGGGCTGCTTGCAATCTGCAAGAACTGCATTAAACGCTGGCTACGTACTTCGTTAGCCATCAAGCTTTCTGTACCACGTGCCTTAACTTCTAAGTCACCCTTAATCTCTGGGTCAAAATCAAACTGCATGTTAAAGCGGAAGAAACCTTCACCTAGAGGACGTAGCAGATAATCGTCTACGTTCTTGATGACGGTCTTTGTTCCCCCTGCAGCAGCACCCATAAGCATAGAAATGCCTGATGCAGTACGGCCTACTCCTGAGATACCAGTTTGTCCGTGTGCAAATGAGGGGAAGCCTGTGCTTTCATCTGCGAGTACACGTGCTTTATCAAACAGCATCATGTTTTCTTGTGACACATTAGGGAACTTAGTACCGAAGATTGCCTGACCCGGTGCGCCACCTTGTCTGCGGAAAATCTTGCCGGGATACAGTGATAGGTCTTGACCCGGTACTAGATTTGTTTCATCTACTTCTACAATCAAGTTACCTGACAGTACAGCATTATCTACCGCCATACGCATAAAGCCATTCATCAAGGTCTGCGTATCGTCCATGTTCTCTGCAATACCGACACCAAAGAATGAATAAGGGTTCAGTTCATATGGTGCAGCATGGTATGGAATACGGCTAGGCTTGAATGGGTTAAGTACCATACGCAGCAACTTGCCGTTACAAATCCACACATTAGCTTGCAGTTCATCAAAGTCAGTCAGTTCTTTAGGAATATCTACACCCTGTTCCTCAAGCATTTCAGTATCTACCATACCCCAATACTCAAGTACTTCAAAGCGATCTACGCCATGTTCTGGCGCATAGTCAGACAAATCGTCTTCCCAGTATTTCTTTTCGTAGTTCTCGCCCATTGAGATAGCTTCGTCAATAACTTGACTACGAAAGTATGGACGCTTCTTTAGATTACGTAGTTGTGTACGTGACATCTTGTGACGCTCAATAACGTACTGCGCTTCATCCATGTTGTTTGCATCTGGGTCTGGATAAAAGTTCCAGACAGATACATGACTTACCTGTGGTACAGTTTTAAAGAGTGGGTCATAA